CAATTTATCCACCGTCGTATTTCTCCCGATTTGTTTAAACGCATCGCGTATGACGGCAAACAAACAGTCGCCACTGCCTTCGTTCTCTAAAATACGATAATGATTGTTTTTCATATATTTCTCTATCCACGTATTGGTAGCCGTTTCGCGATAACTCTCGCGGAGAGCATCCGCTTCTTGTTCTGTTTCTTCTTCTAATAGAACGGGAACACCCACGTCGGGAGATTTCGCAATCGAAAACACGCCATTGTCTATGACCTCACGCGCTTCGCGCGTTTCCTCCGATATTTTGGAAACAGGAACTTGGACTTTGAACCTCGCCATGTCTTCGTCGTCCCCCTCTGCCTCCACCATATCCTCGCCCAATGGAACTTTGGGTTCCGTTGACTTCGCGAGGGCCACTTGTTCGGCGAGCGGGGTAATAGGAACATCATAGTGTTTCGGGTCGGCGCCTTGTTTCGCAATCCATTTTTCAGAAACAAAAGAATACAACAATGGATGACTAAGTAGTTCTGTATTGATTTCTCCCTCATCTAAAAAAGCACGAATGATATCTTTGCTATCCAATTCAAATACCCCAATTTGTGCGCGGATTTTGCGTTTCGAAATCGCATAAATAGGGAGATAAATGACATTTTTATTAGCATATGTATATTTCAGTTTGCCTAATACTACCGAACATTCCGTGTCTCCCACCCGCAACGCATACACACTCGATGTATGTCCCAAATCTTCGGGCAATATTTCGCGTGTTTCTTGATATGTTATTAGTTTATTTATTACAGAGGCAACCATATACAAAAACGGCAGAATATTTTAGGGTTTAGCAAACTTGTTTTGCGGTTGGGGGAGAATAAACATTATGTTGTATTTTGTTTCATATACAAAAATACAAAATACAAAATAAGAAAAGAAGAAACAACATTTAGGAAACACTGTGTCCGATTTGATTGGCCGCTTTCCATCGCGCTATCGCATTTTGATATAATTCCACTGCTTGATGTCGATGGGAGAAATCGCTGAATACGAACGATTTCCCTGTCTCCCCTTGGACTTCCCAATGATGTGTAAAAAACCATTGTATTTGGCGGAGTGTTGCGTCGTCTAAATCATATACCTCATTCAAATTGTTATCTAACAAGTCGTCGATCGGATACATAATAAGTATTTGATGAATGGGTGAAGACGATACTGGCGGTTCTGTGGGAGGCGAGGATACGACCACGCCACGTTTCTTTTTACGCGCCGCTTCCAATTCATCCTTGTATTTTTGGTTTCGCAACTGAATGTTGCGTTCCTCCGTCTCATCTATTAATTGTATATTCAAAATACCAATGATATACCCAAAATGAAACACACCCGATTTGTGTTTGCGTTCTGAAACACACAATACCGGCAATTCCTCCCCGGATGCGGTTTTGGTATTAGGAACAAATCCGACAGCATATGGAAATCGATATGAATGTGGGAGAATACGTACCACGTCTAGTTTTTGTGTAGTCGAATTCCATTTGTATCGTCTGTCCGAACCACGCTCGGTTTCAATAAATACTTTTACGAAGTCAGTCATAGGATATGGTGAATATATCCTATGAATGGAAGCTACTTTTATATGCCTGTGTATAAACAATCCCGGACCCATTTTATATTTCATTACAACGCATCGATGATGTCAATAAACTTGAACACAATACGATTGGAAATACTGGGATACGATTTGTTGGTGGATTTGCCTAAAGTTTCAATGGCGGGAACAATTTTGTCATTCCACATTTCGTGAGAAGTAAAAAGGGAGGTATTTCCAGAAACCAACAAAAACAAATTCTCCGTCATATCTTCGATTTCTTTAGCGCGTCCATCTTTGATTATGTTCGTCATTATTTCGTCCATATACCAAGACACCACCTCCAGCAATTTGGTTTCTTCTACTAAACCACGTTTGGTGAGTTGAACAATAAACAAGTTCTTGTTTTTGCGAGCATCGATTTGTTTATTATACACACAGTAAGCATCGTAATCTATATCGGAGTCCACATAGGCGGGAACGGTTTGTGTAAATGTTTCTTCTACAAAGGGAGAAACCGCATCACGGAAACAATCATATTTCTCACACGCTCCTAAATAAAAAAGGGAAAACAGTTCCACATATATTTTGTTGGAACAACACAAGTTCAAAATATTCGAAGTCAGAAATAATGTATTCGTTTCATTGTTCAATTCCCCGCCGAAATATTCCGCTAAAAATCCAAATACTTGTTGTGTAATTTTATCATAGGTCGCCGCGGACATTTTATTGAGTGCCACACGAATATCACTCCACACTTTTTCAATTCCCGTTTTCGTTGTTATTTTGGTGGTCTTGAAATTGCGCATCATCTCCCAATCATCGTCGGTTATTTTCGGTGCGGATTTAGAAGAGCCAGATGACGATGTTTTTTTGTCATTGCGACCCCCACCGCCACCACCATTGCGATATTTATCCTGTGTTCTACGACCCCCGGCATTTACGTCCTCACCATCACCGTGTGAATGACGTCCATTAAATCCAGAGCCAGAACTTGAATGCCCACCACCCGTTCTTCCCTCTGCCCCGTGTTTTTTCATAAATGATTTCCCACCAGACGAAGAGGAAGACAATACGGGCGCGGTGGATAGTTCTGTTATTTCTATATTACTTTCAATATACCTAAATATATCCAATACACTCTGTGGAAGAGTATATTGATTTTCGGAGAACGATAATTTTTGAAAATCGTCAATCGTATAAAAATGGTTCGTCATCGTGCGGAAAACAGGCAGTGTTTCTTAAATATACATATATACGTTTATATAGTTTCCTATGTGTTATATAACAAATAAAGGGGAGAAGCGATATAAACAATAAACCATACACCCAAATAGCCCATTTGTTAAAAATGAATATTGCTGAAACAGCAACGGAACAAACGGAAACCTCCGCCACATTGGCGGAAACAACGAGCACACCCGAAGTAGATTACAATATCAAATCCTGGATGGATTTGGAACTCAAGTCCGACATATTGCGCGGTATTTATGCCATTGGATTTGAAAACCCAAGTGCTATTCAAAAGAAGGCGATTTATCCTATTTTGCAAAAACACGACGTTATTGGACAAGCGCAATCGGGAACGGGGAAAACGGGAACCTTTTCCATTAGTGCGCTTCAAACGGTCGATTTGACGGTGAAACAAGTCCAAGTCATGATTGTGGTTCCTACCCACGAATTGGTATTACAAATCTATTCTGTTATTGAAAAAATCGGACAGTTCATGGAAGGGCTGTTGGTGAAAACCCTGATTGGCGGAACATCCATTAATGAAGACATGTATTGTCTCCGTCAGGAAACACCGCACATTGTGGTTGGATGTACTGGGAGAATATACGATATGATACGCAGAAAAGCACTCAATCCGAACCATATCCAATTATGTATATTGGACGAGGCAGACGAAATGCTGTCGCGTGGGTTCAGTGAACAAATATACGATATATTCCAATGTTTGCCATACAGTGTTCAAATCGCGTTGTTTAGCGCAACCATGCCACCGCCCATTTTGAAACTGACGGAAAAGTTTATGCGAAATCCAGTCAAAATCATGATGAAACCGGAAGAATTAAATTTAGAAGGTATCAATCAATTCTATTTAGCAATGGCGAATGACGGGAGCAAATACAGTACTCTGAAATCGCTATTTGAACAACTGACCATAACACAAACCATTATTTATGTCAACAGCGTAGTTCGTGTGTCTGAACTGTTTGAAGCAATGACAGAAGAGGGATTTTCTGTATGTGCGATACATAGCAATATGAAAAAGGAAGAACGATATGATGTCATTGAAAAGTTCCGCAATGGCGTATATCGTGTGTTGATTTCATCCAATATAACCGCGCGTGGATTGGATGTTCAACAGGTCAGCACGGTCATTAATTTTGATATTCCTAAATCTCCCGAAACATATCTTCATCGAATTGGGAGAAGCGGACGTTGGGGACGTAAAGGAACTGCCATTAATTTTGTTACCAAACACGATGTTATGTATATGCGCAATATCGAAAAACATTACGGTGTGGATATCAGAGAGTTGCCGGACGATTATGTCTTCAATTGAACCAAACAAATAAACAATAACAACAGACAAACGGACAAACAACACAAACAAACAGAAAAACAATGATAGCCTCACATACACACACGTTTAATGCTCATATTATGATTGTATTCACATAATATAAGCAAGCAGTCTGACATGCTGGAACAATTCGTATTTGTATTCCTAAAGAACAGCGGTGTTGACGAACGCGTTATTCAAATGCTTCAGCCACCAGAAGCCCCGCCCACTCCTGAAAAAATATACGGCGAATTCAGACTGCCAATGGACTATTTAGACCCCGCTGAAAAACACACCTTATCCGATACGGTTATTGCGGATTTGGAGTTGGCGGAAACTACACAATCATCGGGTTCTATGTATGAATTATTGGTAGAACCTCCCCACGAATTCGCGAAACAAATGATTGCGGAACACAAACATACGTTTACTTCTAATACTACCTATTTGGGAGAAACACAACAAATCATCCAAAATATGAAACATTTCCAACGACCATCATCGACTGAAAAGTCCGCGCCGTTTGTATTTGATGCTTCCAACTGCGCGGAGTTTCAACAATGGTGGAAAGAATTGAAAGAAGACGCCCATTTTCTGGAAAAATACGCCTATATGGAATGGTCCGTGGTGGAACATCTGAATACGTCTTCCGCCTTTTTACAAATGTGGTCGACCATGAACATATTGTCTCCCATTATGAGTTTAATGATACCTCTTATCTTTTTGATATTTCCGTTTGTTTTAATACGTATGAAAGGCATTCCCATTACGTTTGAACAGTATTTGGATACGCTTCGTGAAATAGCGAAACACCATTTCATTGGAAAACTCCTAAATGTTCAGTCGTGGAATATAGAAACCTTGTTGTATTTAGGATTTACGGGAGGATTGTATGCTTTACAACTTTATCAAAATGTACATTCTTGTATGCGGTTTTATTCCAATATTCGCAAAATGAATACACTATTGCTGTTTATGCGCGATTATCTCTCCCTCCAAATACAGAATATGACTTTATTTCAAACACACAATGCCCACCTAACCACATATTCCGCGTTTCTCCGTGAAACAGAAAAACATCGTGTGGTGTTGGAACGGATGCGGGAACAACTGGAATTCGTTTCTCCCTTTTCTGTCGGTCTTCAAACGGCTACTTCCATCGGCAATATGTTGCGTGTATTATACGAACTGCGTATGGATGCCGAAAACGATGCGGCGTTGCGGTATTCGATTGGGTTCGAAGGATATTTAGCGAATTTGCGAGGAATATATGTCAATTGGAAATCGGGGGCATTGTCGTGCGCCACGTTCCGAAACAGCAAATATACACATATTCGCAAACAGTATTATCCTACTTTGAAAAACCAATTCGGAACCATCGTGAATGATTGCCGATTGCGCAAAAATATTATTCTTTCGGGGGTCAACGCGTCGGGAAAAACGACGTACTTGAAAACCACCGCCATCAATATTATTCTAACACAACAATTCGGATTGGGATTTTACGGAGCGTGTGTCTTGCGTCCATATACACACATACATTCCTATCTTAATATACCCGATACTTCAGGGAGAGACAGTTTGTTTCAAGCGGAATCGCGACGATGTAAAGAAATCATCGACGTGATACAAAATACGAATACAAGTACCTCAAACGCTCGTCATTTTTGTATCTTTGACGAGTTGTATTCGGGAACGAACCCCGAAGAAGCGACGAAATCCGCTTATTCCTTTTTACATTATTTATCACAACATAAAAATGTCCAATTTATACTTACTACCCATTATATCGGAGTATGTCGGAAGTTCAAGACATCTAAAACGGTTGCGAATTACAAAATGAATGTTGTCCGCGCACACGACGGGAAACTCCAATACACATATCGTATTGTGAAGGGTATTTCCAGTATCCACGGGGGAGTAGAAATATTAAAAACGATGAATTACCCGGCAGAAATCATCGCAAACATCGAACAATACAAAACCTAGACAATACAAAACCTAGACAGGTCATCAACATACAATACGCTACGTATAACACTGTATATAGAGACAGAGACAATAGCTGTCGTGAACACATATCATTACGTGTCTTTCTTCACAAAATGACGGTTTAAATACTTTTGAAGCGTAAAATAACGCACAGTATCCGCTTCCGTCGTTCCTAACAACCGATGTAGTTTTTCATCGGGAATAATGACTGTTTTATCTTCCGAACTCTTCAACTTGTGTTCTTTGATATATTGGTTCACATATTTCGTCGCTTCTGTGCGAGACACCAATATATCATTCGGGCGACCGATAAACTCACTCAACTCTACACTAATTTGAACCGGCGCCGCAAACCCCGATGGGCGTTTGGTTTTTTTAGTCTCCGTTTGTTGTTTGGCTATTTTGGAGAGGTACTTATCTAACAAGGTTTCTAACGAACGTATTTCATTATACGTATTGGTCAACATTTTCCTATACATCGTTGTTGTATCGCGCAACGCTACAATCTTCTGTTTCATTTTAATCAATCCGTTGGGACAGTCAAACTCAAACTCTTCTACTGTATTTGATAACTGTTTTGTTGTTCCTAACTCACTATTTGATATATTCATGCTCATCATACTTTACCCTTACTTACGAACACCTATTTATTTACAAAATAAAAAAACGTTTATATACTTTACTAAACTGTATATAATGGAACAACAATACAACAGCGCGACATTCTATACTAGCCGGTATCGGTTTCCCATCGGACATACGTATATACCCAACTGTTCCAAACTC